ACAGAACATTAGCTGCTCCTACTAATAATACCACTGGTCAATTTATATCTATACTTGTAATACAAGATGGGACAGGTTCAAGAACTTTAACATGGAACGCTGTATTTGAATTTGCCGCAGATACTGCACCAACATTAACAACAACAGCTTCTAAAGGTGATGTATTTGTATTTAGATACAATGGATCTAAATGGTTAGAAGTTGGAAGAAATCAAAATTTAACATTATCATAATATGTACGCATTAGTAGAAGACAATTCAATAACTAAAGTTTTTCCTGGTCCAAAAGGATTTGAACATAATGGAAATCAATATGCTCCAGATATATTTTATAAATGGTCTAAAGCAGAAAAAGAAGCTATAGGTCTTTATGAAGTTACAACTGATAGCACAAACTATAAAGATGAAAAGTGGTATATTAATACTAACGAATCATATGCATTCAGTAATGGTAAAGTAACTAGATCATGGGGTACAGCTACAGCTAAAGCACATGCAGATACCCTATGGACAGAGCAAGATAAAACAGATGGTAAAATACCAACTGGTAAAGATGTAGGTGATGTCGCAGTGGAAGGATTAAAAACAGTATTAATTAGAACTTTAAAAGCACAGGCTGCAGGAGAACTACAAAATACAGATTGGTATGTGATAAGGAAGGCAGATGCTGGAACAGCCATACCATCGGCCATAGAGACCCATAGAGCAGCAGTGAGAACTAAGTGTGCCTCAATGGAAGCATCTATTACAAATGCTGCAGATACGGCTGCATTAGAGACTTTATATACTTACGTTAACACGGCTGATGAAGGAGATCCAGCTGTAATAGAAAGACCATTAGGTGAACTTCCAACATTGGAGGGTTAATGCCAATCAATAGTTTTCTTTATCCAGGAGCTAAAGTTACACCAGCATACGAAGTAGCTAACTCTGTTAGATTTAATGATGGTGATACTGCTTACATGCATAAGACACCTAGTAGTGTTGGGGATTTACAAAAATTTACATATTCTGTTTGGTTTAAAAGAGGAGTTTTAACTGGAGCAGAGCAATATTTATTAGAGTATAATGAAGCTGGAGATAATGATGATAATTTTAGAATTACTCTCTCTTCCTCTGACACTCTGTTTATACAAGACACAGAATCAAACACATCAAACTTAGATTTAAGAACAAATATGGTTTTTCGGGACGTTAGCGCCTGGTATCATTTAATTGTTGCAGTGGATACTACACAAGGTACAGCGGCAAATAGATGTAAAGTGTATGTAAATGGTACTCAAATTACAAGTTGGTCTACAGAAACCTACCCAAGTCAAAACTATAATACAAATGTAAATGTTGCTAATGAAAAATTAATTATTGGAAGAAGAGAAAGTATTTCAACACCAGCAAGTTATTTTGATGGATATATGTGTGAAGTGGTGTTTTTGGATGGAACACAAGCAAGTAATACTGATTTAGGGGAGTTTGACGAAGACAGTCCTAATATTTGGAAACCGAAAGATGTATCAGGTTTAACCTTTGGTACGAATGGATTTTATTTAGATTTTGAAGATAGTAGTAATTTAGGAAACGATGTAAATGGTGGAACAGATTTAACAGAAGTTAATTTAGCCGCAACAGACCAATCTACGGATACCTGTACTAATAATTTTGCAACATTTAATTCTTTAGATAACTTAAATTCTCAATTTACTTTTTCTGAAGGAAATTTAACAGGAGCTTACAGTGGTTCTAATGGTTCTGGGACAGGTACGACAGCAACATTTGGTCTTTCACAAGGTAAATGGTATTGGGAAGTAAAATATGATAGTGCAAATGACACTCCATTAAGAATAGGGATTACAAATAGAATAGCTGTTGGGACAGGTACTGCTTATAGAGTTGGATTTGGTGGTGATGATTTTGCCTTTGATCAAGGTGATGGAAAAGTTTATACTGATAATGAGGGTGGTGATACTGCATCTTATGGTAGCGGTTTTTCTGTTGGAGATATAATAGGTGTTGCATTAGATTTAGATAACAATAGAATTTATTGGTCAGTAAATGGGACTTATGAAAATAGTGGTAATCCTGCTGGTAATTCTAATGGTTTCGCTATAACTGATCCAGCATCTATAGATAATGGATTTTATTTTCCTGTAGTAAGTTTAATAAGTGGTAGTGGTGTTGCACAAGTTAGTTATAATTTTGGCTCTCCACCCTTTGCAATCTCATCAGGTAACTCAGATGCAAATGGATATGGAAACTTTGAATACGCAGTCCCTAGTGGATTTTATGCAATCAACACAAAAAACCTAGCGGAGTTTGGATAATGGCTTATACAACTATTGATAATCC